GCAAATGAACCAGTAACAAACGCTTTAGGTAAGTAGTTAGTAAGGGCGATACGCTCTTTAACTACCGCAGTAACGAATCCGTCACGTACGTTTGTACCATCTTCTCTAAAGAATTCAACAGACAAGTTATCACGTGTCCAAAGTTGAGTACCTACCGAGAAGTTACCTACTAGGAAAGAACCAGCAGCAATAGCTGTATTTACAATTACAGGAACACCCATAAAGTTAGGCGCAAGACCAGCATAAACTTGGTCTTTTAGGTAATTGTTTTGAGTGTCTTTTAATAATAGGATTTGGTGAAAATCAGTCGGGTTAAGAATGATTTGGTTGGCTTGGTACTCGCTTAACGCTAATTGGTTAAGGGCAACAACTAAAGCGTCAAACCTATTAGCTGAATCAACTGTATCTGCGAACGCACCTTCTGCAAAAGCAGTAGCATCAGTGATGATACCTGAAAGGTTTGGAGCAGTACCGTTTCCGTTAAGGATTTGGTCATCTTCTAACGTCATAAGCTTTTCAGCAGCACGAGTAGAAATGTAAGAAGAAATAGCAGGTGCATCAGCTAACATCTCCTCACTAACTCTAAAATAGGCTCCAAGCTTCTGAACGTTAGCGTCAGTTGCAGTTAGGTTAAAGTCAGATTGACCTAGGGTAGTTCCCTCGGCTTTAGCAGCAGAACCATCAGCGTATGCGCTTTCTTTTACGAAACGTACAACGTCAGATGAAGTAGTACCGTTAGGAATAATAGAACGCATATGTACGTTACGAGCAGGGTCATATTTGTACCCAGCTACACGGTCAGCAGGAATAACCTCACCGCTAAAGTCAGCACCAACAGACATATCAGCTTTAATTTCAAACTGTGCTGCTCTGCTGTGTCCTTTAATCATAGAATCTAAAGCACCGCCACGTACTACGTCAAGTAGCTGTGATTTGAAAGACTTTTTAGCCTGTGAAGCTTCTAGGTTCTTTTGGTTTTGCATTTCAATCGCATCAACACGCTCGTTGAACGATTTTGTTAAGTTGTCAATTTCGCCTTTAAGAACGCTGTCGATTTGTCCTTTTGCGTTCTCTAGGACTTGTCCGTTAGCTTTCTCAATCTTAGCATCAATTAAGTTGCCAAGTTGGTCAAGCTGTTGTTTTACGTTTTCTTCCATTTTGGATAAATGTTATTTTAAATTATTAAGTAGGTAGGCGTAAACATCAAATGCTTCTTGCTTTGTTTCTGTCGGCAAAGTGACTTCTTCAGTCGGCTCTGTGACATTTCTAAACAACGCCTTTAGCTTTAATATTTCACCCTCTAAAGCATAGCCTAACTCATCGCTAATATCACCCTTACGGATAAGCTTCGCAACGTTGTCAAACCTAGCATATAGTTTCTCTAAATTCTTTTCGCCTTTAACGTCCATAATTTTAGCTTGGTCGTTAGCAGCTAATGTTACTGCACTAATTTCAAAAAGTTTTACCTCACGCAGTTCACGGTAATCACCTTTGTTTTCTTTTACTATTGGTAATATACCTACGCTGTTTTCGGTAATAACCCCAGCTTTCATTAATTCAATAACATCTTTACCCAAACGGGTTTTAGGAATTTCCGCCACAAAAACAAGTCCTTTTGTATCTTCGTACAATTCGGGAATCTTGCCGATAGGCTGCATCATATCGTGCTGGTAAAGGTATTTAACCCTTTCGCCATTCTCTTTAATTGTCTTTTGGTACGCACCCTTACGAATAACGTCCATATCGCTGTCTTTGTTATCAAAGTACGAGCCATAGCCTTTAACGATACCAGCTTCGGTATCAGCATCTAACAATTCGTGAAGTGGCGCAGCCTTATATAAAAACTCCATATTCTATTTTTTTCAAAATTAGTCAAAAAATTTTATTATAAATCTAGGGTGCTTACTTGCGGAATTTGGATAGTAACGCAACGGCAATTAATGCGATTACGCCCCGAACCCTGTCCAGCCCTCATTAAGCGTTCGCCACCTACAAAAAAGGTTTCGTTGCTTAATACTTCTTGATTATTTACTGCACCGTGCCAATCACGCTCCCTGCCGTCCATTGAAGTTATCCAACGTTTTTTTAGTTGTTCTCTAGGGTACATTGTTACCGCACTTTATTCTATTGCGTAGTTTGCAGCTGTGGTTGCTTCGGTACGTACTATACGCTCGGCTTGTAAATAGCTTAACTTATCAAACCTAGCTTGTAACATTCTAGCACGAACGGTAGCCCCAGCACGTTGAAATTCCTCGCTTAATACTAGCTTACGTATTACCTTTTTTATTGTAGCTAACGCTGTGCCTTGTAATAATACTATTTGCTCACCTGCATAGCGTTTAGCAAACGAAGCAAAATCGTTAGCCCATATTTCGCTAAACAGGTCTAGGTTGGGTTCTGCTTTAGTTGTATAATCTTTAAACTCGTTGTAATACCATAGCGCAAACTGTCCGCCTATTTTAACGTATAGGTTTACTAGCATATCCTGCATAAGTTCAAACCTAAAAATAGCCCGTTCGTCTATGGGTAAGTTATCTACCGCCTGTGGTATTACCTTGCGGTACTCTTGGCGATATAGTTTAGAAACAGCACTAATATTTAGGCGTTCTGCCTTGTTTAGTTCCTGCTCCCATTTATTGCGTATTTGCTCATTAGTCATTACGCAGTTTTTCCATTTTGCGAATAGCCCAATCAACACCAGCCGTACCTCCCCATAAATTCCAAGCTACATAGCCGTTATCCTTCCAAGGGGTATCTTTATACTCATCGGCTACCTTAGCGTTTTCACGGTGGCGGTTAAATTGTGCCATACGGCTTATGGTATTTACCGATAACGCCTCACGACTTGCTAATTGGTTAGCACGTTGCCAACCTACCTCTGTACCACCACGTACCTCATCACGCCCGTATTTTTCTCGCCATTCTAGCATACGCTTGGCGTTATTAGTTGCAGCTTGTGGGTAGTCGCTATAAGTTTGCTTTTGTAATAGTTCCTGTAATAACGCTTTTACTTCTTCGTTATTATTTTCTGCTGGTACTTCTGCGACTTCTTCTTCGGGCAAATCACCACCGCTTAAAGGTATAAGGTTAGCAGGAATAAAATAATCGTTTAAAGCATCGTTTTCTTCGTCCATACCGTACGACATTACTTCACGCTTTTCGTTAGGGGTTACCCACCAAGCCTTTGCAAGTTGGTCAACCACCTTTTCAGTTTCCTCTTGCATTTCGGGTATAGCAGTAAAGTCATACTCAACGCAAAGCTTATCGCCAAACCTAGGTGCTAACCAACGGTTTAACTCGTCTTGTATTTTAAGTAGTTCGGGTATTACTGCCATTTGGTACAATGCCTTTTTAGCTTCCTTCATATTGTTATACGTAGAAGCGTCTGTATTATTTAGCATCTGTACAGGTACACCGTAAATATTACAAAGGTCTTTAACCGAAGCGTTATACTGTTCTATAAGTGAAAGGTCAGCAGCAGATAAACCAAAGTTTACCCACGATAGCTTTTTAGGCGTAATAAGTACATCACCTGCATTACTTGCCCCTTGGTGTTGTTTTCTAAACTTATCTTTTAGCTGTTGGGCTTGTACTTCGTTTATATCGCCTTCTTCGCTCATTAAGATACCACGAGCGGTTTGGTTTTGTAAATACTTAACTCCAGTTGTAACGGCTTCGTTATTGGTGGTTAGCGAACGTAAACCAGCTTGTAAAGGCGATTGACCGTAAAGGTGAGAACCCGTACCATCTACATAAGGATTGAAGTCCTTAATATGGCAAATTAACTCCGCAGGTATTCTATGCGTACCGTTGTACTCAATCGTATATTCCTTTACAGGTTGCATAATACCGCCACTAATTATTTCCATAATCTGCGAAGGCATTACGTACATTTCTTTAAACCTACCAGCAGCAGCACCAGTTTCGGGTGCTATACCGTATATATAACCGTTACCCGTTAGTTTTCGGAAAGCAATAAGTTCGGTTAGCCAACTAGAATACGATTGAGTTGCGTTTGGGTTTTCTAGTATTTCGTGTAATGGCGTACCCTCTAGTTCAATTAACGCACGTTTGCGTACCAAACTAGCCTTGTACATAGCGTTACTATCAAGCGTACCGCTAGTAAGTGCTTTATACCTTTTGTATTCGCCTTCGTTACTCTTTTCGTAAACCTGTAAAGGTATTGTTGTTGCTGCCTTGGTTATAATGTTTATTAAGCTGTAAACCGTAGCGTTTTTTTGATAGCCTTCTTTTATATAGGTGTCGTCTGTTTCCCTGTTCCAAAGAATGCTCTCACCTAGCCAGTTGTATATAGCCTTGTTATATTCTAACGCTGATTGTTGTGCGTTTTTGGTTAGGGCGTTACGTAGCCTATCTAAAAGTGAAGCCATTAAAATAAAATTTTATTCAAAAATACAAAAAGTAGTGAAACACTAAATCACGAAGAAATCGTTACGTTTGCCATACTGACTATAAACCGCATAACGTAAAGCGTCCATCAAATGATTATTTCTATCGACGGGTTTGTTTATTATTGTCCCATCTTTCAACTCAGTCCAGTAATAGGCACTGTACTCACGTGCTAAATTGGTACTTTGTTGACTCACGTAAACATCGTATTCTTTTAGCAAACTAATACCAGCGTTTATACTCCCTTGCCCCTTTATAGCAGGTTTTACCCAACAGCCCAACCGTTTTAAATCTTCAATACTTTTTGGCTCTGCACTATCACAAAACGCTAACGTTTGGTCTAAACCTTTTTCTTTTAAGAAGTCGGCTATATCTTGGTTGGTCATACCTTTTTCGTAGCAAAGCTCGTGA